GGGGGCGGGGGCAGCGGGTGAACGGGTCCCATATTCGAGAACGGAGGGGCGGGGGTCTTCATGCGCGGGGGGGGGAGTGGCTTTTATGATTCCCTTTAAAAGTACCACGCATCCCCATACCCCCTATTTCTGAAAATTCAAAAAGGGATTCCTTGGTAGGTACTGGAATATTTTTTTGAGGGATTGATGTCGAAGACGGCGGTCGATACACGGATACACGATGAGATAGCGGCGGACATGATGCGGTTCGAGTACGATCCGTACCGCTGGGTGATGTACACGTATCCGTGGGGAGAGCCGGGCGGTCCGTTGGAGCGGGAGGATGGTCCGGATACGTGGCAGAAGCGCTTCTTGGATTTGTTGGGGGAAAAGTCGCGGGAGGGCCGTGAGCAGGGCAAGCCGGTGCAGATCGCGGTAAAGAGCGGTCACGGCGTGGGGAAGAGCGCGACGGTGTCGTGGGTGATTCAGTGGTTCATGAGCACGCGGCGGCATCCGCAGATCATTTGTACGGCGAACACCGAGAAGCAGTTGACGACGAAGACGTGGCGCGAGGTGGCGAAGTGGCACAACATGGCGATCAATCACGATTGGTTCAATTGGGCGGCCACCAAGTTTGCCAGCGTGGATCATCCGGAGACGTGGTTCGCGAGCGCGATTCCGTGGAGTGAGCGGAACAGCGAGGCGTTTGCCGGGGCGCACGATGAAAACGTGCTGGTTTTGTTCGACGAAGCTTCGGCGGTTCCGGACATTATTTGGCAAGTGGCGTCGGGGGCGATGACGACGCCGGGGGCGGTGTGGTTGGTATTCGGGAACCCGACGCGGAACACGGGGATGTTCCGGGAGTGTTGGGGGAAGCACCGTCACCGTTGGGCGGGTTTCACGGTGGACAGCCGGGAGGCGAAGAAGGCGAACCGTGAGTGGTGCGATCAGCTGATCGAGGATTATGGGCTGGATTCGGATTATGTGCGTGTGCGGGTGTTGGGAGAGTTTCCCCGGGCGGCGGTGGATCAGTTCAATCCGTTGGACCTGGTGGAGGCGGCGATGGCGCGCAAGGTGCCGCCGGCGGAAGTTTCAGGGTTTCCCGTCCTTGTGGGCGTGGATGTGGCCTACATGGGGGACGATAAGAGTGTGATTTGCGTCCGGCAGGGGCGCAAGGTGCATGAGTTGCGGAAGTACCGGGAGGTGAACGGGATCGATCTGGCGGGATTGGTGTGCCGGGCACAGGACGAATGGAATGCGGATGTCACGTTTGTGGATGAGGTGGGGGTGGGGGTGAGTTGTTGTGATCAGTTGGACGCCTTGCAGAGGCCGATCATCCGGGTGAACGCGGGGCGGTCGGCGTCGGACAAGCAGCACTGGGCGAATTTGCGGGCGGAGATGTGGGGGAACATGCGGGCGTGGCTGGAGACGGGCTGTCTGCCGGAGGACGAGGAATTGCGGGACGACTTGATCGGGCCAACTTACGGGTATACGAGCGCGAACGCCATCCAGTTGGAGCGCAAGAAGGACATGAAGTCGCGGGGATTGGCGAGTCCAGACTGTGCCGAGGCGCTGGCGTTGACGTTTGCGTATCCGGTGGGTCCGAAGATACCGAGGAACGATTACTACGATTACTTTCACGAGCACGATGACCGGCGGGCCTTGGGGGGCTACGATCCGGTGACGGGGTATTGAGGGGCATTCAAGCGGGGGGACGCATGGTTCTGGTTTCGGGGGAAACGGGACAACCAACCTACATAGCCAAACCCATCAACGGCGAGCTGATCACCAAGCAGCGGCGCGAGGAGATCCATGAGCGGCGCAAGTGGGATCTGGTGTCCGCCATCGGCCGGGCGAACCTGGCCGAGGATCTGGAAGAGGATGATCTCAACCGGATCGGTGAGACGGTGTGGCGCGAGTACGACATCGACAAGCAGAGCCGGTCGGATTGGGAGCGGCAGGCGGAGGAGGCGCGCAATCTCTTCAAGTTGATTGCGCGGGCCAAGACGTTTCCCTGGGCGAACGCATCCAACGTGATTTATCCGATGGTGGCGCAGGCGGCGCTCAATTTTCACAGCCGGGCGTATCCCAACCTGATCAAGGACCGGCAGGTGGTGAAGGGGAAGGTGATCGGGGACGACCCGATGGGGGAGAAGGCGGCCCGGGCGCAGCGTTGCGGGGAGGCGATGTCGTATTACATCCTCGAAAAGATGGATAGTTGGGAGAGCGAGATGGACATTCTCTTGCTCGACTATGCCATCGTGGGGACGGCCTTCAAGAAGACGTGGTTCAATCCGCGATTGAACAAGGTGGTGAGCGACTGGGTGAAGGCGGAAGACCTGGTGGTGAATTATGCCTGCCGGGATTTGAGCCGGGCGCCGCGGATCACGCACGTGTACGAGTTGTTTTTCAATGAAATCGTTGAGTTGATACGTTCGGGGGCGTTTTTGGATGTGGAGTTGGGGGATCCGGATAATACGGATCAGCAGGATCCTGGCGACGAGAACCGGCCGTACACGATTTTGGAACAGCACCGGTGGTTGGATTTGGACGGGGACGGGTATGAAGAGCCGTACATCGTCACCATCGAGACGGAATCCCACAAGGTGTTGCGCATCAAGGCGCGGTACGACGAGAACGGCATCGAGATGGGGGAGAAGGGCCGTTTGATCCGCATCCAACCGCTGGAATATTTCACGTGGTTTCCCTTCATTCCCTGCGATTCGGTGTACGCCATCGGTTACGGGCTGCTCTTGGGGCATTCCAACCGCACGATAAACGCCTTGATCAACCAGGTGATCGACGCGGGGACGCTGCAGAACGCCGGGGGTGGTTTTTACCGGGCCGGGGCGGTGGATTTCGACGGCGGCCGGCGGCGGCAGATCGAGTTCAAGTTGGGCGAGTACAAGCCGTTGCAGATCGCGGGGGGGGATGACATCAACAAGGTGCTGTGGGAGCGGCGGTCGCAAGGCCCCGCGCCGGTGTTGTTCAACGCCTTGGAGTTGATGATCGGGTCGTCGGAGAAGTTGGCGAACATCACGGAAGTGTTGATGGGGTCGTCGCCGGGGGCGAACGCCAGTCCGACGACGACGGTGGCTCTGATCGAGCAGGGGCTCCAGCAGTTCAGCGCGATTTACGCCCGTCTGCACCGCGCGCTGAAGGCGGAGTTCGCCAAGATCAGGCGTTTGATCGTAAAGAACCAGCAGGATTTTTCGAAGTTCGAGCGGGCCAACGGGTTTTACGAGGACATCATTCCGGGTGATCTGGACGAGGACGGGATGATCGACGTGATCCCGGTCAGCGATCCGCAGAGCGTGACGAACGTGCAGCGGATGATGAAGGCGGAGTTGGGCGCGAAGTTGATCGGCACGGGATTGAACGACACCGAGTTGAAGCGGCGGTACTTGGAGGCGGCGAACATCGAGAACATCGAGAAGATTCTGCCGCCGGAGGATGCGCCGCCGCCCATCGACCCGAAGATCGAGATCGAGAAGGCGAAGCTCGAGCTCGAGAACAAGCGGGTGACGATGGAAGAGCACCGGATGGCGATGGACTTGGCGGAGAGCAAGACGCGGATCATGGAGATGCGGGCGCGTTCGCTCAAGGCGATTGCCGATGCCGAGGCGGCGGAGGCGGGGACGCAGATCGATGAGTACCGCAATCAGTTGATGCAGACCGAGAGGATTCTCGATTTATTGAACCAGTTGGAGGAGGCGAAAGGCAATGATGGCACCCCGTCCGGACCTGTTGCCGGAGCATTGGCAGGCGTGGCTGGCGCACCCGGTGACGCGGGAGTACCAGCGAATCCTGGAGGGCCTGGTCCAGAACCGCCGGGCGGCGTTGGGCCGGGGGGACAGCCTGGACCCGGACCGGGCGGAGCGGACGCTGGCGTTGACGGCGCGGTCGGTGGGCTACGTTGAGGGGGTCGAGGCGGCGCTGGGGATCGGGCTGGAATTGGCCATAAAGGAAACCGATGGGTAGTTTGGCTACCCATATTCAGATGAATGCAACAAACAGACAAAGGGGGAGATGGGGTCATGAGATTCATCCCGGCGGGGCATCGTGTGTTGGTGAGACCGGAGAGGGTGGAAGAGAAAACGCGGGGCGGATTGTACGTGCCGGAGCATACGCGGGAGCGGCAGCAGGCGGCGTCGATCCGGGGGGAATTGGTGGCCGCGGGTCCGAACGCCTGGAAGGCGTTTGACGACGGGCGGCCTTGGGCGGACGTGGGCGATACGGTGATCTTTGCCAAGTACGGCGGCTTCGAGGTCGAGGACGAAGAGACCAAGACCGAGTACCGGCTGCTGAACGACGAGGACATTATCGCCAAGATCGAGAGGTGAGAGATGGGTGAAGCGGTATATAACGCGGAAACGCCGGTGAAGGATCCGGAGCAGCCCGGTAACGTGCTGTCGGTGCGGGATCTGGCCATGCAATGGGGTTGGGTGCCGCGAGAGGAGTACAAGGGCGACCCGGAAAAATTCGTGGACTACGCCGAGTTTGTGCAGGCCGAGCGGGAAGTGACGAAGAGCCTGAAGAAGCACATCTCGACGCAGGAGCGGAAGATCGACACGCTCAACAAGGCGATCAAGGAGATCAAGGGCCATTACGAGCAGTCCACGAAGGAGCAGCAAAAGGACATTTTGAAACAACTGGAGGCGCAGTGGCACGAGGCGGTGGAGGAGGGGGACACCACCCGGGCCAAGGAATTGCAGGACCGGTTGTTTGAATTGAAATCGGGGGGGAAGAAAACCGAATCCCCGCCCGCGGCGGAGGAAGAAGACCGCGCCATCTTCCAGGAATGGCAATCGGACAATCCCTGGTTCGGCCAGGACGAGGACAAGACGATTTACGCCGAGGGGTTGTTCGCCATGTTTCAGAAGAACGGGGAGTACACGAAGCCCCTGGACGAAATCCTGGAGATCATTTCCGGGAAGGTGGCGAAGAAGTTCGACGGCAAGGCCGCGAAGGGCGGGGATGAAGACCGCAACGCTTCCACGGCGATGAACGCCGACGTGGGGACCGGGCGGCCATCCGGTTCGGGCCGCAAGAGCCGGTTCACGTACAACGATCTGACGGAGCGGCAGAAGAAGATCTGCCGGGATTACGTGCGGGACGGGACGTTCAAGAGCAACCAGGAATACGTGGACTCGCTGGTGGAAGCGGGAGGTTTATCGTGATTGAGACGAAAATGCAGAGTTTGGCGCAGACGCCGGAAGAACCCAAGAAGCGCAAGCCCGTGAGCGAAGCGGTGGAGGCGGTAGCGGCGGCAGCCGTACCGGCCAATGAAGCCGAGGCGTTGCGGGCCGAGGTGGAACGCCTCAAGAAGATCATCGAGTACGGGAAGGTGAAGGAAGAGGAAGCCAGCCCGTACAGCCAGGTGCAACTGGGCGATGCTCAGGAAGTGCGTCTGGTGGAGGAGCGCAAGCAGGCGCTCGGACAGGAAGACGTGGACCGCATCCGGGAGATTGACAAGGAACTGGACGGCTTGCGGAACAAGACCGTGCCGCAAGGCAACGCGGCGCGTCCGCACCGGACCCCCATCGCCACCCGCGACCCGTTGAAGTTCGGGAAGCGGAAGGGATACCGGCGGCGGGTGGTGAACGACGTGAAGGACGGGGCGCGCGTCCAGATGTTTCTGGACGCCGGATGGCGGTTTGTCGAGGGGGCCACGACGTCGGCGGACGGGGAAGCGGGCCGGGCGTCGCAGATGGGCAGCGCGGTGCGGCGCTCGGTGGGCGAGGGCACGCACGCCTATCTCATGGAAATCCCCGAAGAGTTGTACATGCAGGACCAGAAGAAGAAATGGGACAAATTGGACGCCCTGGAGAAGGGCATGATCAACGAATCGGCCGACCGGGTGGAAGGCCGGTACGGAGGGATCACCATCAATCGGTAGCGGTGAAATTACATTAGGTGAAATGTAATTTCGGAATGAGGAGCGAACAATCATGGCGAATGTGGATCGAGTGAATGGATTCCGCCCGGTGGGGACCCTGACGGGGAACCCGTGGAACGCGCAATTGCAGCGGTGCCATCACGCGGCGGGAACGGATTTGAATCTGAATATCGGGGACCTGGTTACGTTTTCTGGAACGGCGGACACGCAGGGCAATCCCGGCGTGGTGATCGCGACGGCCGGGGGCACCTACGCCATCGCGGGAGTCGTGGTGGGCATCGAGCCGTCTTCCATCGAGAACCTGAAGAATACCTACATGCCGGGAGCGACATCCGGGTACGTGCTGGTGTGCACCGATCCGGATGTCATCCTGGAGGCGCAGGCGGACGAGGCGGTGGCCGTGGCGAGTGTGGGATTGAACGCCAACATGGTGCAGACCACGGCGCAGGCGTCTTGCCTGGGGACTTCCGGCCAGGAAGTGGATGGCACGGTGGGGGCCGCCGCGAACAACGCCACGTACCAGTTGAAGATCATCGGATTTCCGCAGCGTCCCGATAACACGCCGGCGGCGGCGGACAACAAGGTGCTGGTCATCATCAATAACCATGTGTTCAAGGGCGGCACGGGAACCGTGGGGATCTAATCTGAATAACAGGGGGTTGGGCGGATCGGGGGGATCCGCCCGGGGGGTATAAATCATGGGAGTGATCACGAGAGGGAATTTCGCCCTGGACTTGTGGCCGGGGATCAACAAGCACTTCGGGGATGAGTATAAGCAGCATCCCATCGAGTACACCCGCATCTTCGAGAAGGAGACCACGGACCAGGCGTTCGTGCGGGACGTGGGGGTGACGGGCTTCGGTCTGGCCGCGCAGGTGGGCGAGGGCCAGGGCGTCCATTACGACACGGCGCAGCAGGGCTTCGTCAAGGATTACACCATCGTGGACTACGGGCTGGGCTTCATCATCACTCGCAACATGGTGGATGACGACCAGTACCGGCGTCCGGCCAAGAACCGGGCGCGCGCCTTGGCGTTCAGCATGCGGCAGACGAAGGAGATTTTGGGGGCCAACGTGCTCAACCGGGCCTTCGACAGCAACTACACGGGCGCGGACGGGTTGGAACTGTGTTCCGAAGTCCATCTCAACGCGGGGGGCGCGGGCGGCACCTACGCCAACGAGCCGGACAACGGCTTGGATCTGAGCAACGACGCGTTGGAGCAGATGTGGATCGACATCGCGGGTTGGACGGACGACCGGGGGAACAAGATTTCCGCGCAGCCGCGGCGTCTGATCATCCCGCCCGCTCTGAAGTTCGAGGCTGACCGGATTCTGAAGACGGTGCAGGAACCGGGCACCGCCAACAACGACATCAACGCGGTGCGGGCGGCGGGGGTGATTCCGGAAGGGGCGTTCGTCAACCATTTTCTGACGGACAGCGACGCCTGGTTCGTCATCACCAACATCCCGAACGGTCTGAAGTACATCGAGCGGATGGGGGACACCTTCTCCACCGACAACGACTTCGACACGGACAACGCCAAGTTCAAGGCGATCTTCCGGTGCGCGTTCGGCTGGACGAATCCCAAGGGCATCTACGGATCGCCCGGAGCGTAAGGGTATTAGCTGGGGGGCGGGGCGGTTTGCCCCGCTCCCTGCCTTCTTGAAAGGTGGCTGATCATGGGTTACACAAACTTTCCGAATGGATTGACGAGTTTCGGGATTCCCCTGCCGGGCGTCATGCCCGCCATTTCGGGGAAATGGTTTTTCGTCAACGGCGCGAGCGGCAGCGACAGCAACAAGGGCACAACCATCAGCAAGCCCGTGAAGACGCTGAGCAAGGCGTATTCACTTTGTACCAGTGCCGCAGGAGATGGAATCTGCATCATCAGCACGGATACCGGCACTTCATCGTCCACCACGGTGTATGAAACCGCCGTCATCGATTGGGCGAAGTGCGGCATCACCGTGTGGGGCATGGCGGCTCCGGTTGCTTTCGGAGTCCGCGCCCGCGTGGCGAATGGCACTTCCACGCAGACGCTGGCCTATATCGTGGATGTGCAGGGACACAACAACGCCTTCTACAATGTCCAATTCGCCAATTGGGGGACGGATGCCACGGCCTTGTCGGCCGTCAAGGTATCCGGGAACCGGAATTATTTTGGCAATTGCTACATGGTTTGCCATGGAGCGGTCACCAAGAATATCCGGGATCTTTGGTTGACAGGTTCCAACAATACGTTTGTGGATTGTGCGTTCGGCACAAATACTACGGCGGTCAGTGGAGCGGCGGCTTGCAACATCCTGATCAACGGGGATGGGGCCAACACGTGCGCCGAAGATTATTTTCTGCGGTGCCGGACGTACATGTACTCGTCCGCCAACACGCTGGCTCCCATCTACTCGGCGGCGGCGACTTCCGCCGTGGGAACCATCATCTTCCAGGACTGCATCTTCACGGCGGTTCCCGGCAGCACGGAACCGGCGGCGGTGGTGGCGGGCACCGAGTTCACGAATACAAACGGGATCATTTTCCTGTGCGGTTGCCATTCCATGAACATTGCGGATATTTCGGCATGGACGGCGCGTTGCTTCGTCAGCGGATATGCGACGGCGGCGGGGGCTGGCGGAATTGGAACGGTGACAACGTAATCATTACACGGTTGAGGGGTTTGGGGCGGCCCGGGTTTCCGGGCTGCCCCGCCATATCCGGGGATAACCATGAAACGAATCGCATTGTATTCCTTCCTGGCGTTGGGGCTTCCGGCGTGGGCGGGGGCGGCGGATCCCTTGAACACCTTCGCCTGGGAACGGTTGCCGGCCTATAACGCCTACCAGTTGGTGATTGGATCGGCCACCGCCACGCAAGGCGGTGATGCCACGATCACGGCGGCCACGTATTATGTCACGCTTCCGCTGACCATTCCGGATGACACCGCCTATGCCGAAGTCAATGTCCGCAACGGAACTTCCATTGCCAACATCGCGTCGGCATCCAATATCGCGGGGGCGACGAACTTCGATCTGCAAGCCGGTTTGTTCACCCGCAAGGATGACGCGGATTATTACATCAACCATCACCACAATCTGACTTTGCCCTCGTATTATGTTCCCTTTGAAGACACCGCCGGCATTGTGTACAAGGCGGCATTCAATGATCTGACCACCTTGTTCGCCACGCTGGGGACATATCACTTGCCGGTACGGTCGGGATTCTTGCTCTTGCGGTTTCTAACCCCCGCCGCCGCCGATACGCAAGTGATCAACGATACGGGGGTCACTATCACCGTCAAGTTCGCGCGGGACGGGCGGTAGCCATGGGCTACATTCCCGGCGATCCGTGGGGGTGCTGCCAGCGTTGCGGTTTCAAGGTGCGGTTGAGCACCATCCGCAAGGAATGGACGGGCCTGCGCGTTTGCCCGAAGTGCTGGGATCCGCGGCATCCGCAACTGGACGTGCGGGCGGTGGAGGAGAAGATCGCGCGCATCGACGCGCTGCCCGAGCCGCCCGACGTGTTCATTAGCCCGGGGGATCATTCCCCGGATGATCTATGAGGTGAGGCATGGCGTATTCCGGTTCGGCGGATTTCACCCTCAACCGCGACGCGATCATCCGCAAGGCCCTCAACAAGATCGGGGTGCTGGCCAAGGGCGAGACGCCCGACGCCGAGGACATCTTCGACGGGGCGCAATCGCTCAACCTGATGCTCAAGGCGTGGCAGAACGAGGGCATGGGCCTGTGGCTCAACCAGCAGGTGACCCTCTACCTGCAAAAGGACCAGCAGTCCTATCTACTGGGGCCGGGCGGGGCGCATTGCACGGCGTCGCCGGTGGAGACCACGGTACACGCCTCATATCCGGCGGTTGAGGATGCGGATTATCTCTACGTGACTTCCACCAGCGGGATTGCCCATGGGGATTACGTGGGGATCGAGTTGGACGATGGGACGCTGCAATGGGATACGGCGTACATGCCCGCCAATGACCGGGACGGGGTATGCGAGTCCCAGGCACGGGTTTTTGCGGGTTCATTGGTGATCAACGGGGATTTGACCACCGGTGGCGTGGCGCGATGCGGGCAACCCCGGTTGATCACCGTCTATTCGGCCAATGACAACCGGGGGCAGATCTTCACCATCACCGGAACGGATTATACCGGGGCGGCGTTGACGGACACCATCACCGGACCCAACGCGGGCGAGACGGTGAGCGGGACGAAATATTTCGGCACCGTCACCGCCGTATCCACCAACGCCGGGTGTTCGGGTTTCGTGGAGGTTGGCGTTGGGGATGTGAATATCGTGCTGGCGGCGGTCATCCTGCCGATCGCGGGGACGTTGGACGATGACGCGGCGGCCGGCAACGCGGTGTTTTCCTATACGGACAAGATCCGCCGGCCGTTGGATATTATCGAGGCGCGATATTGCACCAGCGAGAATCACGAGCGGCCCCTCACCCCGATGGACGCGGCCGCCTATAAATGGTTGACGATCAAATCCACCAGCGGCCAGGCCTTGCAGTACTACCACGATCCGCAATTGACCAACAGCGTGTTGTACGTGTGGCCGGTGTGCGACGACGTGAGCGCGCGGATCAAGATGACCGTCAAAACACCCGTGGATGACCTGGACCAGATCACCGACAACGCGCAATTCCCCGTGGAATGGCTGGAGGCGATCATTTACAACCTGGCCCTGCGGCTCGCGCCCGAGTATGGGGTGGTGCCGATGCCGGAGGTGAAGGAAATGGCCATTGTTTCCAAGGCGGCGGCGGTGGGATTCGACCGGGGGACGCTGCCGGTGCAGTTCATTCCGGCCGTGGAGTGGTAGGGTATGCGTCAGATTCCCTTTTTGTCGGGGCATTCCGAAGGTGTATCCAAAAACGCCAACGCGCAGCAGTTGGTGAACCTCTACTATGAGCCGGACCGGGTCGGCGGGCGCGGGGCGCACATCGGGTATCCGGGGCTGAAGCGCGTGGCGGACATCCCGGACGGGGTGAACCTGTCCGGCCAGTCCACCACCACGGAAGTGCGCGGCCTGCACGTGATGGGGGATTATCTCTACGCCGTGTGCGGCAACTACGCCGTGCGCTTCGATTCCAGTTTAACCAAGACCGTCATCAGCACCGCCATCCTGTCCACGAGTTCCGGGCCGGTCACCATGGCCGACAACGGGCGTCAACTCATGATCGCCGACGGGCTGGATAAGTTGGCCCATGTGTACGACGCGGAAGCGGGGACGTGGACGCGGATCAACGAGGACGATTATACGTTTCTGGGCGGATTGGACATCGCCTACCAGGACGGGTATTTCATCTCGGCGGCCGTGGATGACGACAAATTCTATATCTCATCCTTCAACGGGGAAAACGAGAGCGATGCGTTGGAACCTTGGGATCCGTTGCAGTTGTACGTGGCGAACGCCAAGCCGGGGCATATCGTCCGGCTGATTTCGGATCACCGGGAACTGTGGGTTTTCAAGCAGTATTCCACCGAGGTGTACTACAATTCCGGGGATTCCACCTTGACGTTCCGGCGGATGCCGCGCGGGAACCTGGAAGTGGGATGCGCGGCGCCGCACAGCGTGGTTCCCCTGGACAACACCCTCTATTGGTTGGCGGACGACCGCACCATCCGGCGGGCCAACGGCTTCACGCCGGAGATCATCAGTTCGCCGCAGATGGCCTATTGGCTCAACCGTTACAGCACGGTGAGCGACGCCTCGGCCTTCACCTATACGGAGGCGGGCAAGAAGTTTTATCAGATCACCTTCCCCACGGCCAACGAGACCTGGTGCTACGAGGTCTCGACCAGCCTTTGGTCAAAGCGGGCCAGTTACAAGGACAGTTTCGCCACGGACACGGACGACGGGCGGCACCGGGCGAATTGTTACGCTTTCTTCAACGGAAAGCACTACGCCGGAGATTACAGCAACGGCCGTCTCTACGAGATGGACCGGGAGACCTATACGGACAACCTGCACCGCATCCGGCGGGTGGCGGTGGGGATACCGATCCTCAACAACCGGGTGAACTTTCTGCTCGATTCGCTGGAGATCGAGTTCGAGGCGGGCGTGGGCCTGACCCCAGTATCGGACGCCGACGCGGACGGCGTGTGCCTGTCGCAAAAACCGGGAAGCGGCGGGGCGCAAAACCTGACGATCAACGGGCCGCTGGCCTCCAGTGGCGTGGCGGACCTGGGGACGGCGCGGCATGTCACGATCACGTCCACGGCCAACGATTCGGGGAGGACATTCACCGTTACGGGCACGGACGAATACGGCGTGGCGGCCACGGAAACGATCACGGGGCCGAATACGACTACGGTGGAGGGCGCGGTGAAGTTCGCCACCGTGACGCAGGTATCCATCGACGACAACAGCGCCGGGAATCTCACCGTGGGGACGGCCAGCAGCGTGATGCCGGGGGAGGATCCGCAGGCCATGTTGCAGTTCAGCAAGGACGGCGGACACACGTGGTCGTATGAACTTTGGAAGTCCATCGGCAAGATCGGGGAATATTCCCGCCGGGTGAAATGGAACCGGCTGGGAGTGTCGCGGGAACGCACGTTTAGGGTGGTGATCACCGATCCCATCAAGGTGGTGATCTTGGCGGCGTATTTCAACGGCCGGCCGGGGGTGGCGTGATGACGGTTTATATCCGGGAGATGCCCAAGGACGAGATCATTGATTCATCCGGGCGGTTGTCGCGGGCTTGGGAAATGTGGTTCAACGACCTGCGGCTGGATGTGCTGCCCAAGGTGAGCGAGGCGGTAAGCGGAAACCTGGCGGTGGTGGAAAGTGATGGGCGCATCCGGGACGGGGGCGTACCGCCCAGCGTGTTCGCCGGGGCCGTGCACGACCATACGGAAACCAGCCAGGGCGGGGTGATTCCAGCGGCCTCGTGGACCCAGGCGGAAGCGCAGAGCGCGGCGGTCGACATCACGCGGCCCACGGCATCCGTTACCTACAGTCATATCTGGTTCAGCGGCCAGTTTGGGATCTTGACGGATCAATTGAACGCCCTGGTGGCGGTGGTGAACGGGCTGATCGCCAAGTTAAAGGCAGCGGGGGTGATGGCGGATGAGTGAAGTGGTGATCCGGCGGGCGGGGATGGATGACCTGCCCGCATTGTTGAGT